CATGCTCATGCCACCTTCCTCATGCAGATCCGCCGCGCTTCTTCGGCTTTGCCAACGTCTCAACAGACCGCGTGCGCATGACGCCATCGGTGCCGCGCGTCGTCTCGCTTTCGATGGTCCGCTCCATCTGCTCCGGCACATGCACGTCGGTGCGGTTTTCGACGGTCACCGGCGTTGGCTTGACGTCATTGGTGACGGTGACGTTCGGCGCCTCGACGCGGACCTCCGTTGTCACAGGCGTTGGGTTCACCTCGTTGACGACCGTGGGCGGGGCGACGTTGACGTCACCGGCCTCGACAGTGACGCTGCGCTCTGGCACGGTGACGTTGGTGTCACCCTGGTTGACGGTGACCTCGATGTCTCGGCTTTCGATGTTGGCCAGCCGCTGGTCCTGGCTGCGCACGATCTGCGTGATGCCGTCGAGCGTGGCCTCGGCGCGCTGCGCGGCAGAGGCATCGGTCTGCGCCTGCGCGCCGTCCTTGACCGACAGCGTGCCCTTCTGCAAAAAGAACAGTGTGTCGAGTACGCCGTTGGCCTTGAGCTTCTTAAAGTCGTCTTCCAGTTCCTTGAACACGACGTCGGGGTTCGCTCCGCGGGCGCGCAGCTTGCCGCTTATGCTGGCCAGGCCCCCAGAGATTTCCTTGAGATCGGCATTGACCTCCTGATCGGGGTTCACGTAGTCCCACTCGGGCGGGTCGAACTCGACGCCGTAGGGCGCGTCGCTGACCTTGCCGGACAGGATTGCTGTCTGCGCGAAGATGTCGGCCATCTTTGCGCACAGGCCCGGGATCACGACGTTCCATTGCGAGTGCTGAAAGCCACGCCGAACGTTGAGCATGCCTGTCCGTGCGCTTGAGAAGTTGGCATCGGTCAGAATGCCGGTTGCCATCTCATAGGTGACGCCAAGCGCAGCGACGATGATGTGAATCTGCAGGCTGATGTAGGGCACGAAGTCGCCGGTCACCTTCGGGTCGACGAAGGTCACCGTGGTGCCGGCCGGCAGCTCGGTGATGCCCCCGCTGCTGAGTTCTCCGAGATCGCCGGTAGCGCGGGCCGTGGCGGTGTTTGCGGCAACGTCTGCGCCGGTCGACGTCTGATAGTCGTTGGCCAGCTCCGAGGCGTCGCCGCTTGCGAGCACGCTGAGCCGCGCTTCGAGGTTCTTGCGCGCCAGGTGCGCGTCCTCGTACAGCTGCGTGTCGCGTGCGCGGGCGATAATGGGCGCCAGCCTGGTGATGCCGCGCGTCTGCCCTGGCCGCTTGCGTTCGAAGAGGTGAACGACGGTCATCTGCCCGTCGATGTAGGCCGGCACGCGGCTCGACTTGTTGCGCATGCCGCGCCCGAGCGTCACGTCTCCCGGGTGCTGGTCGAAAAGGTAATAGGCCGCTACGCGCCCGATCTGGTCGAATTCGATGCCCTCGACGACGACGTTGCCCGCGGGCGTGCCGTCGAGGTTGCCGACACCACTGTTCTTGCTGGTATCGAGCCAGTCGATCTCGAGCAGCTGGAATTGCAGCGGCAGCGGCAGGTTGTCTGATGGGCGGCGAGGCCGCACGCGCAGCAGCACCTCGCCGTCGATCTCCATCGCGCGGTACGCCAGCGCCACCAGGCCCTGCAGGGCTTCGCCGTCCGCCCCGGCGGAGGGGGACCACTTGGCCAGCAACGCATTGAGCCGGTCAGCTTGCGGGCCGGTGTACCGCCATCCGATGCCGGTGCCGACGACGTTGGCGACCAGCTGGCCGATTGCGGTCTCGACATAGGGCACGTTCTGCACCAGCGCGCGGGCCTTGTTGCGCAGGGTTGCGGCGTCGGCAAGGTGGTCCGACTGAGCACTGGCGCCGCCGCGGCGTGGCTTCCAGGTGTCGCGCGGGCTGGCCGCTTCGTAGGCGCGCTTGACCCGGAAACGATCGATGACGCGCCGGTATTCGGTGCCCGGCGAGAAGAAACCAATCAGCCGGTCGAGCGGATTGGCCACGCTCAGTCTCCGCGCGATGTCGTGAATCGGTACTTGAAGGTTCCTGTCGGCCGCGGGGTGTCCTGCGTCTCGATGACGCCTTCGATGTACTTGCGACGCGCAAGAAGCCCGGCGACGTTGTCGAACTTCACCCGCCGCCCTCCGAGCTCGACCTCAAGTTCAGACGATGCGATAGCGCGGTCGAGCGCCGTGAGGTCAGCCGTCGTGAAAGCCATGGGCGGGCACTGTGCGCATGCTGCTGTCTCAATTCAAGGAAAAATGAGACGATCACGTCTTCCCGGGCTGTTTGAGACTGCGATAAACGGTCGCGCGGCTGATGTTGAGCGTGCGGGCCACCTCACCCGCATTGACGCCGTTGAACAGGCGCAAAACCTTGTCAACCAGCTCGGCGCGGCGCATGCGCCCGCGGATGTAGACCTGCTCCTGCGCGAATTCGCCGCGCAGCGCACGCTTGATCTCGTCTTGCGAGTCGGCCAGCTGCGGATGCCGCTCGACAAGGTAGTCGAACACCCGATCGATGAAGTCGCCGCTCACCAATCTCTGGTCGGCTGGCGCCGTGGCCGTTCGCGGCGCAGCAGGTGTGGCAGCGGCGGCGGCGCGGGCTGCGGCAGCGAGGGGTGCGGCGTCGTTTCCGGTGTTTTTCCGTCCTCCGCCGGAACGCCGAAGAGCGTCTCCCACTGCATCCATTGGTGCGTCCATTTTTCAAGCTCCACGTAGTGCGCTGCCGCGAGCGCGTAGACGGCGCAGTCAAGCGCCTCATTGCGGCGGCCGGCCGGCTTCTTCCAGACGAGTTTTGGCCGCCCCTTGACCATCTCTGTGACAAGCTTTTCAGCGGTCAATTGCCGAAAGACCTCTTGCGGCAGTTGCTTGCTCAGCCAGACATAGCCAGGGCCCTGCGCCTCGACGCGCAGCCGGCCGTAGATTTCGCTTTTGGCCGTGTCGGTGCCGATCGGCCACAACTTGGCGCCTTTCTTGCGCTTCACGCCGCGCCAATTGACGTCCTGAAGGGTCGGCGTTCCGAGGACGGTCTTGTTCGCTATCGATTGCCCCTTGACGGCGTGCACATGCTCTTTCCGATGCGATCGGGCGTAGGCATAGACGGCCTGCGTGTTGTGTCCGCCGCTGTCAATGAAGCAGGCCAGGATCGGCGAGATGCGGCCGCTGGCGTGGAAGGTCGGCGCGCGCCGCCACGCCGTCAGGTCGGTCCAAGGGCTTTCGGCCTCATCCTCGTCAAGCGCGGGGTCGCCGTGAAAGACCTTGAAGTCGACAAGCTGCCGCTCGGTGCCGCGGCCCCATGCCCATTTGTAGGCTTCCAGCCGGTCGTCCTGCACGTCGACGCCCAGCGTGCAGACGTACATCGGCCAGTGCACGATGCCGAGCGGGATGTCGGGAGCGCGCTTCTCAAGATGCGAGGCGTCGGTGCGCTCGCCATCGTCGTCCCAGGTCTCGGCCAAAGACGTGTTGATGAAGGTCTTGAGCTTGGTCTTGTCGCCGATCTTGCGCGCGGCCTGTGCTTTGACCCAATCGTCGACGAGTTCTGCCCACGACCGCCAGCCGATCGGGCTGTAGAGCTTGGAGAGTTGGAAGCCGGCGACCAGGCCGCGGGCCGCACCAGGCCGAGCAGCGACCCATTGCCCGTCCTCGAGCATCTGCGTCTTGTGCCGCTCTTCAAAGGCAACGCCGCAGTGCTGGCAGACGTAAACGGCCGTTTCTGGCCTCGCTTCGCCGGAATCGGTCTTGAGCCACTTGATGCCGTAAGGCTTCGTCGCGCCCCATTCCAGCGTCTGCAGCACCAGGCAATGCGGGCACGGCACAAAGTAGCGGCGCTGGTCGCTGGCCTCGTACTCCGATTCGATCAGGCTGGAATCCTTGAGCGTCGGCGTGCTGCACAACAGCATCTTCCGGTTCTGGAAGTTGCTCAAGCGCTGCCATACCAGCTCTAGCGGAGCGCCCTCTTGGTCGACATCGCCAGGGTAGCCGTCGATTTCATCGCAGAACGCGAACGGCAGCGGCTTGCTGGCCAGACTGCGCGCGCTGTTGGCGCCGCCGAAGTACAGCGTGGCCGTGCCGTCGGCGATCTCCTTGGTGAGAAGGGTGTTCGTTTCGTCGCGGCTGCGCACCTCGGCGATCCGGGCCTGCACGTAGGGCATGGCCTTGATCGTCTGGCTGAAGCGCTGGCTCGAGTGGTCCTTTGCGTCCTGCAGCGTGGGCTGCACGAACAGCATGTCCATCGGCTCGGTGTGAATCCGTTTCAGGACCGCGTTGTAGCCGACCTCGGACTTGCCCAGCTGCGTGGCGAACATCATCACGATGCGCTGGACCGGGCTGTCAGAGTCGGTGCAATTCATCGGCTCGCGCAAGTATGGCGTCCGGCTGGTGCGCCAAGCCCCCTTTTCCGGCCCTTTGGCGATCTTGCGCCAGGTATCTGCCCAATCTGCGCAGGGGAGTAATTGCGGCGGCGGTAGATACTGGCGTATTACGTCCCTGACGAGTATCTCGTGGTCGATAAACTCGTCGAGATTCATTCGCCGGCCGCCTGGATGAGGGCACTGCGTATTTCGACGTCAAGCAGGTGCCGGACTTTGCCCATGTCGCCCTCTGCAGCGAGGATCGGCGCCATCCGGGCGGGGATCTGCAGAACGCTCTCTCGGATCAGGGTGATTTGCTTGGAAAATTCCTTGCGGGCGACCAATATCGGCACCAGTTCGCCTCGCTCCTTGGCCAATTCGACCTCGGCCAGCATCGCCTCAGCCGCCTCCCGGCGGGCCCGCGACACGGCGTAAGCGGGTGTTTCTACTTCAGCCGCCGAGTTTGGGTGATCGTTGGCCGCAACAGGGCGCTGCTTCGCCAGCATCGTCGGTTTCGCATTGGCTGCCCACTCAGCATCAGCCCGATCCGAGTCTATTTTCGGCTTCCCACCTATGAAAACGGGCTTGATAAGGCCGCGCTTGACGGCCTGGCTGATATTCGGCCGACTGCATCCACGGTGCTGGGCATACTCGCCATAAGACATCAAAGGCATATCGAACCCAGGTAACATGCCGAAATGGCATGAACTAGCGCTACCGCGCGCCGCAACGGACCCTCGCCCTTACAAGTGTTGCAAGGACCCAACAGCCCCCACCCCGCGCGTCCGTCGTCATCTCTGCGCCAGCCGTTCCGCGCTCTGACCCAACGCCCGCGCGACCTGTGCGGCCAGCTGCTCGTTGGCGACCCGCGTGCCTTCTTCGATCAGATTCGTCGCGCGCCGGTACGTAGCTGTCCCGACGAAGAAGAACACCGGGCTCAGGATGCCGCCCTTCCCGCGCTCGTATATGCCTGGCTTGAGCCTGCCCTGCCGCCGCTGGATGGCCACGTAGGCGCGGCCTGACAGCAGTGCCTTCTGTGCCCGCTTCACATCTGATCGCGAAATAACCCGCTGATACCCCGGTGAATACTGCGCCCCCAGCTGCGCAATCACCTGGATGATCTGTCCTTTCGACACGTTGCCAAATCCGTCTAGCTTCGCCGCCACACCCGGCACCGCACGCATACCCCTTGGCATGGCACCGCTGCTCTGCAGCGCCTGCTCGAATCTCTTGATGCGCCGATCCCCGCCGCTTTCTTCCACGCCCAACCATTCGATGGGTGGCGTGCCTCGGGCCTGGTCTCGGATGAACACCTCGGCCACTGGATCTGCAGCTGTAGCCCGCTTGACCACCGTCGCCTTCGTCGTCGCTGCCGTGGGCCGGTCGAAGCTGCTCTCCAGCTTGCGCTTCCAGTTTGCTTCGATCTCCCGCGCCGTCCGCGTCAAAGCCGTAGCGGCAACAGCGTTCAGCCGCCGCTCTGAAAACCGCCCCACCAGCGCGTCAGTCGCTGCGTCAAGGCCTTTGATGTCGATGTTGAACTTCATGTCATCGCCTCGACCTTTCGCCCTGCCCTGGATGCCCTGCGCCTGGCTGCCTCTTGGCACTCGAAGTCCA